ACAAGGTGATACTGCCTCTATGATGTTCTGGTTAAAGACAAGAGCACAGTGGTCTGAAAAAAATACCACAGAATTAACTGGAGAAGGGGGTGCACCCATTAATATCAAAGTAGTAACAGGAATAGAATAATAAACCCCAGTACCCAAAATTATTTTTTTTTAAAAACACACTATATATCTTATCTATTCTTATCTTATCTGTTATAGACACCCTCTAGACTACCTCTAGAGCACCTCTAGACAGTCTCTATAATAACTAAATTAGGAAGTATTATGAATAACGAAATTGACTTAAACAAACTTATGCAAATTATTGCTGCCAACAACCCAATGACTGGGGCAGCAATAGGTGCTTTTGGCAATGTAGCTAACAAAGAGTTAGATATGTTAAGGGAAATAGAATTGTTAAAAAGAAAAGGAGCTATGGGAAGTGATTTTCAGCCTGAAGTAATTAATAAAAAAAGGATGCTTAATTCTGATATAAATAATTTTATTAATTTAAGAAATCAATCATACCCTAATTTACGACAAGAAGAACCAATAAGTATGCCTATAGACATAGATGGTGCTTCTGCTGGAACTCCTATGAGCCAAGAAGAATTAAACTTATTATTACAACAATTACAAAGGATGAGATAAATATGTGGTCATGGCACTGGTTTGCAGGATGTCACTTTGGTTTTGAATGGTATCAAGATATGAAGATGGATGATTCTAAAAACAAAAAATATTTTAACTTTTTTATTATTGATGTAGGATGTTTACGCATACAGAAATGTGAACAAGTGGAGAATGTGTGATGAAAATGAAAGTAATGAAGTACGGAAAAAAGAAAAAAGTAATGAGGAAAGGCAAGAAGAAATGCGTAGATGGTTTGAATCTATAGGAGACTGTGTATGAGCTTATATGCGAATATAAATAAGAAAAAGAAAGCAGGAACAAGCAGAAGTAAAAAGAAATCTACTATTTCAGCTAAAGCATACAAAGAAATGCAAAAAGGTTTTCCTAATTCTAAAAAAAATAAAGCAAAAAGAAAGGCTAAAAAAAAGGCTAAAGCTAAAGCATAATGGCAGCAAAGAAAAAAGTAAATCTATCTGTAGGTAGAGGTGAAAAGCGTTCTGTTAAACAGGGTGCAGGACTAACGGCAAAAGGTAGAGCTAAATATAATCGTGCTACTGGCAGCAAGTTAAAAGCACCAGTTACAGGCAAGGTTAAAGCAGGTAGTAAGGCAGCAAAGAGAAGAAAGTCCTTCTGTGCCAGAAGTAAGAGCTGGACAGGTGAGCGTGGAAAAGCAGCACGGGCTAGATGGAAGTGTTAAGTAGGGCAGCAAGAAATAAATTAATCAGTAAAATCTGGAGGGCTAATAATCCCGACAAGATACGCAACAAAAATTACAAAGATAGATACGGCATTACATTAGATGATTACAATGCTATGCTAAAAAAACAAAAACATAAATGTTATTTATGTGGTAGTCACAATGATGACACCAAGTTATATGTAGACCACTGTCATACAACAAAAACAGTAAGAAAGTTATTATGTCAGTATTGTAATAGTGGTTTAGGTCAATTTAGAGACAATGTAAAGATAATGAAAAAGGCAATAGAGTATTTAAAACAATTTAAATAGGGTAACGACCTCGTAAGAGAGTTACAATAAGATGGCTAAACAAATAACAACAGGCTATATACCAAGAGCACCACAAAAAGAAATACACAAGATGGTTAAAAACAATCGTTTTAGTGTCGTGGTTGCTCATAGGCGGATGGGTAAGACAGTTTGTGCTATTAACCAACTGATACATAGTGCTTTGAACTGTGATAAACCTAATCCTAGATTTGCTTATGTAGCACCAACATACAATCAAGCAAAAAGAATTGCATGGGACTACCTGCTAGAATATACAAGACCATTAGAAGCTAAAGCCAACATTGCTGAACTGCGTGTAGACTTTATGGGTAGAAGGATAAACTTGTATGGAGCAGATAATCCTGACAGTCTGCGTGGAATCTACCTAGATGGGTGCGTTCTTGATGAAATTGGGAACATCAATCCTACACTATTCACAGAGATTGTCAGACCTGCACTAGCAGACCGACTCGGCTACTGCGTAGCAATGGGTACACCGAAAGGACAGAATCACTTTAAAGACTTGAGAGATAGAGGGTCAAGAAGTGAGGGTTGGGAACTATTAGAATTTAAATCATCTGAAACAAAGATTGTAGATAAAGACGAATTACTCGCTGCTAAAGCAGAAATGGGTGATGACAAGTATATGCAGGAGTTTGAGTGTAGTTTTAATGCTCCAGTAGAAGGTGCTTACTATTCATCTATTATTAATGACCTAGAAGAACAAAACAAAATCATAGATATTTCTAAAGACGAACTAGCAAGGACATATACTGGCTGGGATTTAGGTATGTCAGACTCTACTAGCATATGGGTAGCACAAGTAGTCAACAAAGAAATAAGACTCATAGATTTTGTAGAAAATCATGGTGTTGGTCTTGATTACTATGTAAATTGGCTGCGAGAACATGACTATATGTACGCAACACACATACTGCCGCATGATGTCGCTGTAAGAGAGCTAGGCACAGGTAAGTCAAGAAAAGAGATGTTAGAAGAAGCAGGTTTAAACATCACAGTTGCAACCAAGTTATCAGTTATGGATGGTATTGCAGCAGCAAGACAAATATTACCACGCTGCTGGTTTGATAAAGATAAAACAAAACAAGGATTAGATGCACTACGAAACTATCGTAGAGTATTTGATGAAAAAAGAAATGTATTTCATGACAGACCTTTTCATGACTGGGCATCACACGCATCAGATGCGTTTAGATACCTAGCAGTCGGTATGGATGAGTCTCCTATGGAAGCATGGACAAAACCACTAGAGATAAACACTTCATGGATAGTATAAATGGCATACGATAAAGAAAATATGAATAGCAAGGAAGATAATGTAGAACTTGCTAACCTAATAGATTCGCATATTAACGACTCATTAGGTTTTATAGAGACTGAAACATCTCAAGACAGACAAACAGCATTGGAATATTACTTGCGTGAACCTTACGGCAATGAAGTAGAAGGTCGCTCACAAATAGTGACTGGTGAAGTTGCTGAAGTAGTAGATGGTGCATTACCACAAATTATGAAAGTCTTTACTAGCAGTAATAAAGCTGTAGAGTTTGAGCCAGTTAATCAAGGTGATGGTGCTTTAGCAGAACAAATGACTGCCTATGCTAATCATATATTCTACAAAGACAACAATGGCTTTGAAATCATGCACGATTGGTTTAAAGATGCACTGTTGCAAAAAGTAGGTGTTGTAAAAGCCTATTGGAATGATAAGAAAAACACAACAACAGAAAAGTATCAAAATCTGACTGAAGATGAATTAACTATGATTATGCAAGACGAGGAAGTAGAAATCGTTGAGCAAGAAGAAGTAGAAGAAGTTATAGAGCAAAACCCACAACCAGCAGTAGACCCAATGACAGGTCAGCCTATGATGAACGAAGTAGGTGAGCCAGTTATGATGGAAGTACCACCTATTGTAAATATTTACTACAATATAAAATGTAAACGCACAAAAGATTACTCTAAAATAAAAATAGAAAATGTAGCTCCAGAAGAATTTTTAATTGATAAAAGAGCAACAACAATAGAAGATTCTGATTTTGTAGCACAAAGAAGTTTAGTAACTCGTTCAGATTTAATAGCAATGGGGTATGACCCAAAAGTTGTTGAAACATTACCTATGGGTGATACATTAGATTTTACACCAGAGAGGGTAGCGAGATATGGTGCAGGTGAGCAACCTTTTAATACTAATGACTCTAATGATGAATCAATGGAATTGGTTGAATATTACGAGTGTTATGTAAAAACAGATTTAGATAAAGATGGTATAGCAGAGCTTCACAGAGTTTGCTATGCAGGTAATGAGGTATTAATGAGTGAGGAATGTGATTATGTTCCTTTTCACAGTGTTTGTCCTATTCCAATCCCACATAAATTTTTTGGACAATCTTTAGCAGACAGAGCAATAGACCTACAATTAATTAAGTCTACAGTTACTAGACAAATGCTAGATAACTTATACTTAACTAACAACTATCGTGTAGGAGCAGTAGAGGGACAGGTTAATCTTGATGACTTACTAACATCTACAGCAGGTGGTGTTATTCGTATTAAGAACCCTAATGCGTTAGTACCTATGACAGTACAAAGTAGTGCAGCACAATCATTTCCTATGTTGGAATACCTAGATGGTATTCAAGCAAAACGAAGCGGTGTGTCAGATGCACAACAAGGTCTTGACCCTAATCTTTTACAAAATGTTACAGCTACAGCAGTTAGTGCTATGACATCTGCATCACAAGGTAAGTTAGAGTTAATAGCTCGTGTATTTGCAGACACAGGTGTAAGTACATTGTTTAGAGGTATTTTGGCATTAGTCTGTAAGTATCAAGACAAAGAAAGAATAATTAAAATTAACAACTCTTTTGTTCCTATGAATCCTAGAGAATGGGACACAGAATATAACATTACTGTAAATGTTGGATTAGGTACAGGTGGTAAACAAGAACAACTAGCAACTATGCAAATGATTCTTGCTAAACAAGAAGAAGTAATTAAAGGATATGGTTTAAACAACCCGTTAGTTAATATTAAACAATACAGAGATACACTAGCAAGGTTTGTTAATATGGCTGGGTTCAAAGATGATAGTCAGTTCTTAATGGAAATATCAGAAGAACAAGCAATGCAAATGGCTCAAGCTGCTGCCCAAGCTCCTAAACAAGAAGATAGTAATACTAAAGCTGCAATGATTTTAGCAGAAGTAGAAAGAGAAAAAGCACAGATGAAGATGCAAGAGCAAATGGCTAAACTAGAATTAGAGAAACAGCAAACAGAACTTAAAATGCAGAAAGAAATGTTAGAACTTCAGCAAGAAAAAATGGAGTTTGAAAAAGAGATGGCATTGCGTGAGTTAGAATTAGCACAAAAGTCAGCTAACGACAAACAGAAAACAGATATAAGCAAAACTTCAGAAATTATAAATTCTTTAGAAAAAATACAAAATATAACAACACCTAAACTATGAACAAATCAGAAGCATTTAGAAACCTTCTACAAAGCCAAGAATTACTAGACGAAGTAGAAGCAATGAAAAAAGAATTAACAGACCTAATTATTAACTCTGATGATGATGAATCAAGTGTAAGAGAAGCAGCTTATGTCAGAATCAGAACTATTAACGAACTCATGGCTCGTTTTGAATCTATCGCAAAAGATGATGAGATTAAAGACAAGGCATGGAAAATAATATAGGCATTTAGCCTGTATGGGATAGCCACACCGAGATGGCATAAGGAAATAAAATGAGTGATGACACCATGACTTCCGATACAACGGAAAGTGGAAATCTAACAGTAACAGATGCAGCTTCAGCTATTGAAGGTATGTTATCTGCACCAGAGGACTCCACACAGGAACAACCAGAAGTTGTAGAAGAACAAACCGAAGAAGTAGAAGAAGTAGAGGAAACTGAAGAAGAAACTGAACCAGAGGTGGAAGAAGAAGTAGAAGCCGAAGCCGAAGAAGAAGTTGAAGCTGAAGAAGAATCCGAAGTTGAAGAACCTGAAGTAGTTGAGGAAGAACAAACTTTCACCATTAAAGCAGCAGGTGAAGAAAAAGAAGTTACCCTTGATGAGCTAAAGAAATCTTATCAACTCGGCTCTGATTATACTAAAAAGACTCAAGAAGTAGCCGAACAGCGTAAAGTCATTGAGCAGGAAGCTAAAGCTATTATTGAAGCTAGAAAAGTTAGAGATGATTACTCATCAAAGCTACAAGCAATAGAACAATTCTTAAATGGACAAAATGACAATCCAGCAGAATTAGTAGCAATGAAAGAGAACGACCCAGTAGGATATGCAGTTAAGGTCGCAGAAATGACCGAAAAAAAAGAACAATTACAAACTATACAAGCTGAAAGAGCTCGTCTTGCTCAAGAGCAACAAACGGAATCTCAAGCACAAATGCAAAAGTTTGTAGAACAGGAACAAATTAAACTAGCAGAATCCTTACCAGAGTTTTCAGACAAAACGAAAGGCGAACAAGTCAGAAACGACATTCGTAGCTACGGAAAAAAGGTTGGTTTCACAGACGAGGAATTATCACAAGTCTATGACTCTCGCCATGTATTGGTATTACATAAAGCAGCACAGTACGACAAATTAATGGCAGGTAAAGCTGGTGTTAAGAAAAAAGTCGCTAAAGCACCAAAGACTGTAAAGTCTGGAGCTAAAGTAAAGCAGAATGTAACCGATATACAGAAAAAACAAATGAAACGGCTACAGCAAACTGGTTCAGCCAGAGATGCAGCAGCTATTTTTGAAAACTTTATTTAAGGAAAAACAATGGCAGAATTTAGAACTTATACAGCGATTGGTCAAAGAGAAGATTTAAGCAATACTATCTTCAACATTGCACCAACAGAAACACCAGTAGTTTCATCTATTGGTAAAACAAAAGCAACAGCAACATACCACGAATGGCAAACTGATACATTAGCAGCAGCTAGTGCAGGTGGTCTTGTAGAGGGTGCTGATGCTTCAGGTGCTTCTGATACTCCTACAGTTCGTGTAGGTAACAGAACACAAATTCAAGGTAAAACAGTACATATTTCTGGTACTCTTGATGCAGTTGATAAAGCAGGTCGTAAGACAGAAACAGCTTATCAATTAGCTAAAGCAGGACAAGAGCTAAAACGAGATATGGAAAAAACCATTCTTGGTAATGTAGCTCAAAGTGCAGGTAATGCTTCAACAGCAAGATTACTTGGTTCTATCCAAACATGGTTATTAACTAACTATGTCACAGAAGCTACAGCAGGTTCTCCAGCAGGTCCTGTAGGTGGTAACGGAACTGCTACTCGTACTAAAGGAACTCCTTTAGCTTTTGGCGAAGATAAACTAAAAGAATGTGTTAAAAAAGTTTTTGAACAAGGTGGTAACCCAACTTTATTGGTTGTTCCACCTACACAAAAACAAGCAGTATCAGGATTTGCAGGTATTGCAGCACAGCGTTACATGGCTCCATCAGATAAGCAAACTACTATTGTAGGTGCTGCTGATGTTTATATGTCAGACTTTGGTACTTTATCTGTTGTACCTGACAGATTTATGACTCCAGACACAGGAGCTGGTACAGGTGAACAAGCTCTAGTGCTTGACCCAACTATGGCATCTATTGCTACACTACGACCATTTGAGTCAAATCTTTTGGCTAAATCTGGTGATAGTGAGAAACATCAAATGCTTACAGAGTACACTCTGCAAGTATCTAACGAGAAAGCACATGGTATCGTTGCTGACTTATTAGTAGCTTAATACTAATTGATATATGCCCACTTCGGTGGGCAGTATCATAAGGATTGATATGGGAAAATATAACGACCAATTAAAAAACAAACAATTTAGAAAAGCAAAAAAACACGACACAGACAATGGTTCTGTTATAGAGGTTGCACAAGATGTAACTGATATTGTAGAAAAAAACAAACAAGAATATAACCAAGCTAGTACATCTTGGGGTAATGAGATATTTGATAATAAGATAGCATCCATTCCTATGACTGTTATTGATAAATTAAACCAAAAAGGCATCATGAGAGGATTTCATGTATTAGACCAAAAGAAGTTTAAAGAATGGTTAAACGACCCAGACAATAGATTTTTTAGAACAAAACAGGGCAGAATCTAAATGGCATTTTTTACAGATTACACAACGCTACAAGCGACTATAGCTGATTATTTAGCTCGTTCTGATTTAACAACCCAGATACCAGAGTTTATAAGATTAGCTGAAGATAGACTTGTCAGAGACTTACGCATAAGACAATTAATTAAAGTTGCTGTTGCATCTACTACAGCAGGTGATGCTACTGTATCTTTGCCTTCTGATTTTGTAGCTATGAAAGATTTACACTTACAAGGTAATCCACCACAGACAATTAAGTTTTTGTCTACAAGTAATTTCTTTAGAAATGCTCATTCATCTACTTCTGGATTACCTAATCGCTATACACTATTGGGTGCAGAGTTTCAATTTGCTCCAATTCCTGATGGTGTTTACACGCTTCAAATGGTTTACTTTCATCAACCAGATTATTTAAGCGATACTAATTCATCTAACCTTTGGTTAGCTAACACACCTGATTTATTACTTTACGCAGCACTAGGTGAAGCTGAACCATATTTGATGAATGATGAAAGACTTGCAACATGGGCAAGTATGTATGATAGAGGAGTTACAGCTTTACGCAAAAGTGATGACGAATCTGAATACCCTGCTCAACCACTTACTATAACTAACTCAACGAGGTAAATTATTATGGCTGAAATGTCGGATTATTTAGAAGTCAAACTTCTTAACTTAACACTTAATGGAACTGCTTTTACAGCAGTAAACAATCCATATGTATCATTACACACAGCAAACCCAACAGATGCTGGAACTGGAACAGAAGTTTCTGGTGGCTCTTACGCTAGGACTGCTTCTTCTTTTGCTACTGCTTCAGGCACATCAGGTTTGGTTGCTTCAGATGCAGATATAACTTTTCCAACAGCTACAGGTACATGGGGTGTAGTTGGATGGATAGGATTATGGGATGCTTCTACTGGTGGCAATATGTTATATCACACAGCACTAGATGCTACTAAAACTGTTGATGCAGGTGATATATTTAAAATAACTACAGGCAATTTAACTGTAGCATTAGCATAAGGATAAATCATGGCTCTTATTGTAAAAGATAGAGTAAAAGAAACCACTACGACAACAGGTACAGGCACAGTCACATTAGCTGGAGCAAGTGCAGGTTTTCAATCTTTTGCTGCTATAGGTAATGCAAATACAACTTACTACGCTATTAAAAGTGGTAACAATTACGAAGTAGGTTTGGGAACTTATACAGCTTCAGGCACAACTTTGTCTAGGGATACTGTATTAGAATCTAGCAATAGTGGCAGTAAAATTACTTTAGCTGGTACAAGTGATGTCTTTTGTACTTATCCTGCTGAAAAAGCTGTAGTTCAAGATAGTACCAATACAGGTAACGCACCACAATTAGGTGCAACCAATGGTATGTTTATAAATAATTCAACAATAGGAACTAACTACACAGTGCCTACAGGTTACAACGCAATGTCAGTATCACCTGTAACTGTTGCTAGTGGAATAACAGTCACTGTTCCTACTGGACAAAGATGGGTGGTATTATAATATGGCTACAATAATTAATGCAGATACAAGTAACGGATTAAAGCTAACTTCTGATACAAGTGGTGATTTAGAACTGCAATCAGGTGGTACTACAAAAGCTAAAATAACATCTAGTGGATTACAAAATGCAAGTGGTAGTGCTATTACTTCACAAGCAGGTAAAAATAAAATTATTAATGGTGATATGAGGATTGACCAAAGAAATGGTGGTGCTAGTAATACTCTTGTAGGCACAAGCACAAGTCATTCAACCAGTGCTATGATGACAGATAGATGGCAACTTTTTTTACATGGAATTACTAATGCTCAAACTTATCAACAAGTAACAGATGCTCCAGCAGGATTTTCACATTCTTTAAAAATTACAAATAACTCAACAACACAATCAGTAGGTGCAGGTAATGCTCTTACTCCAAGACAAAAAATAGAAGGACTTAATACTGCTCATTTAAATTGGGGTACTTCAGATGCAAAAACAATAACTATATCTTTTTGGGTAAAAGCATCTGTTACAGGAACATACCCTGTGTCAATAAGTAATAATGCTTTTGATAGAGCTTATGTATCAACCTATACTGTTTCTTCTGCTAATACATGGGAAAAGAAAACTGTAACTATTGCAGGTGATACATCAGGAACTTGGCTAACAAGTAATTCATTGGGCATTAATGTAATGTTTGGTTTAGATGCAGGAACAAATTTTGATACAACAGCAAATGAATGGGTAGCAGGTAGTAAAAGGTCTATTTCTTCTAATGTACATTTTGTAGCTAACGCATCAGCAACATGGCAAATTACAGGAGTTCAACTAGAAGAAGGAACATCTGCAACACCATTTGAACATTTACAATACGGACAACAAATGCAACTGTGTCAAAGATATTTTTATAGTATAGGTGGTACAGCTGCTTATGAATTTATGACTCATGGAATGTATGTTGGAACAACAAATCCGTTATTAAGAGCAGAACTGCCAGTAAAAATGAGGGCAGCTCCATCATTAGGTTCAACAGGTACTTTTTTAGCTAAAGCAGGAAATAGTAATTTAGCTTGTGCATCTTTTTCTGTTGACCAATCAGCAACACAAACATTTAGTTTTTCAGCTACTATTAGTGGTGGTACATCAACAATAGGTTATGCAACTTTAATGTTTGCTAATAATAGTACAGCTACAAGACTTACTTTTAGTGCGGAGTTATAATTATGAAATATAAATTAGTAAAAAGTGTTATATCAAATAAAATCGTTGGGGTAAATAAAACAGTAGAGCTTGAGGATGGTGAAACTTCTACTATATCAATACCTTTTGATGAAGCAAACACAGACTATCAAGCGTATATAGAATGGACTAAAGCAAGTCCTATGAATGTAGCAGAGGAGACAGAATAATGGCTGATATAGTATTAACAGGAAACACCTCTGGAGCTATTACAGTTGCAGCACCAGCAGTAGCTGGAACTAATACACTAACATTACCTGCAACAACAGGAACAATACTAGATACAAATAGTAGTCTTTCTGCTCCAAATTTATCAGGTGATATTCCCATAGCTTCTTTTCCTACAGGTACTATTTTACAAGTAGTAACTGTTCAACCAGATACAGGGTTAGTTACTTTTACATCAACATCTTTTGCAGAAGTAGATTCTGATTTAAGAGTTGCAATAACACCTAAAGCATCAGATAGCACACTAATAGTTACTTGTAATTATCTTTTTGGTGGTAATAATGGAACTCAAATGGTTGCAATGAAACTATATGATATTACAAATAGTACAAATGTTAATACTTCTGCTTTAGGAAGTAAACAACAATGTAATTCTTCAGTAAGAGATATGAGCTATGATGTAAATGATGGGGTTCAAATGCAACTACAAGCACAAACAACTTCTGGTTCAACTGTTGCTAGAACTTATGGTATGTATGCAAAATTAGAAGCAGCAGCAACAAGATACTTTTTTGCTAACTTTAGCGATACAGGTGCATTAGGTTATGCAAAACCATCAATAACAGTTATGGAGGTAGCAGCATAATGAAAGCTATACATACACTATATCCTGAAACAGCAAAATCTAAAGTTAAAAGTGATACTGAAATGTATGCTTGGGATAAAGAGGGAAAAGAAATTGAATTAGATTTAGATGCTATTAATAACTGGGTAGACCCTGAAGAATACAAATATAAAAGACAACAAGAATACAAACCATTAGCTGAACAACTAGATATGCAATACCATGATGTACAAGATGGGACAGAGACATGGCTTGACCATATAAAAGAAGTCAAAGCTAAATACCCAAAGGGAGATAGGTAATGGCTTATAAACTAGATGATAAAACACTTTGTGTTGGACAAGCATTTTCAATTGGTGGTAACAACTATCCTAAAAATTGGTTGCAGCTATCAACACAAGAAGATAGAGATGCACTAGGTATTACATGGGAAGATGAACCTGTAAGAGCTGATGACAGATACTACTGGAATGGTGAACTAGATAACCCTAAAACAATGGAAGATGTAGATGCTGTAGATAAAGATGGCAATCAGGTATATGTTCAAACATATGATTCAAAAACAAAATCTATGGTAAATACAGATGAAAAATTAGTAACACATGGTTTAAAATATCAAATGACAAACCAAGTAAATCAAACAGCAGGTTCTATACTTGCACAAACTGATTGGTATGTAACTAGAAAAACAGAAAGAGATGTAGCCATTCCTAAAGATGTTGTTGCCAAAAGAGCTCATGTAGTTGCTGAATCTAATAGACTAGAAACAGCTATTGCAGGTGCTAAAAATGTAGAAGAATTAATTACAGTAATGAATGAACAGAACTGGGAGAATAAATAATGGCATTATCAATTAACGGAAACGGAACATTAAGTGGGGAAAATGTAACTAACTCACTTAATCTACAAGTCAATGGTCAAGGATTTTCTCCTACGCTAACACTTACTGATGCAGCTACTATTAATTGGGACACAGATTCTGGACAGGTAGCAAAAGTTACATTAGCAGGAAACAGAACTGTTGCTGCACCAACTAATTTAGAAGATGGTGCTTTTTATAGTATACAAGTTACACAAGATGGTACAGGGTCAAGAACTTTAGCATGGAACGCTATATTTAAATGGAACGCAGCAACTGCTCCTACTTTATCTACAGCAGCTAATGCAGTTGACTTCTTTAACTTCAGGTCTGATGGGACAAATCTCTACGAGCAAGGTCAAACTCTAGGAGTTTCATAATGCCATTATTAGTCGGAGCAGCATCTAACAGTGCTACTGGTTATACCCTAGACAACAGCTTACGCTTTCGTTCGTCTGCTAGTGCTTATTTAAGTAGAACTCCATCTAGTGATGGTAACAAAAAAACATGGACATTTAGTTGCTGGACAAAACGAGGAGCATTAACAGGTTCACAAGTTATTTTTGGTGCAGCTAATAGTGCCAATAGTCAATTTGTAGATGTAACTATAAATGGTAACAATGTATTTGAGTTAGATATATTAGATAGCAATAGTACAAGAACTATTAGAACATCTACTGCTGTTTTGCGTGACCCATCTGCTTGGTATCATATTGCTTTAGTTATTGATACAACACAAGCTACTGATACAAACAGAATAAAACTATATGTTAATAATGAACTACTAACTACATCAGCAGGTACAGGAACATTCCCAAATCAAAATGCAGATACACAAATAAATGCTACAACAGGAATTCATGCTATTGCTAGGAGACAAGGTTCTGCTGACAGATATTATGATGCTTACTTAACAGAAATACATCATATAGATGGTCAAGCATTAGCACCAACAGATTTTGGTGAATATAATGAAGATACTGGTGTATGGCAACCTAAAAGATATAGAGGTTCTTATGGTACAAATGGATTTTATCTAAAAGGTAGAGGTACAGATAACTCTGGCAATGGTAATAACTTTACTGAAAATAACCTTAATACAACTAATAGTGCATTAACTACTTACGACATCATGTCAGATGTACCTACGCTAACAGATGAAGATACAAGTAACTTTGCTACATTAAATCCTTTAGTACCTTCTGGCTCTGTAACTATTGACAAAGCTAATTTAAAAGCTACAAGTGGAACTAATGCTCAAAGAAGTAATGTTAGTACAATATCAGTTTCTTCTGGTAAATATTATTGGGAAACTACATGGAATACAGTTGGTGCAAATGATGCTGCAATGACAGGAATAATAGGTGTAGATAATTTAAACCCTAATAGTAATTTTGGTGGTACTAATTCTTATGTTTATGTACAAGATGGTGGAAAACAAGGAGCTGGTTCTTATACAGGAAGCTATGGAGATAGGTATGTAGCAGGTGATGTTATAGGAACTGCTTTAGATTTAGATGCTAATACTATTACTTTCTACAGAAACGGAACTACACAAGGAACAGCATTTACAAGTTTACCTAGTGTTGAATATTATTTAGGATGTTCTTTTTATAATAGTGGAGATAATTTTGACATTAACTTTGGTCAAAGACCATTTGCCTACACACCACCTACAGGTTATAAAAAACTAAATACATTTAACTTACCTGACTCTACTATTGTAGATGGTAGTAAGCATTTTGATACGACATTATATACAGGTAATGGTAGTACACAAAGTATTACAGGTTTAGAATTTCAACCTGATTTTTTATGGTTAAAAGCAAGAACTGGAGGTAGCTATAGTCATCATTTAGTAGATGCAGTTAGAGGTAATAATAAGTTTATGATGTGTAACAGAACAGATGCAGAAAAAACATCTACTGACCAAGTTACAGCGTTTACTTCTGACGGATTTACTCTTGGTGCAGATTCAGCAGGACCTAATGATAGAGAAGTAAATGAAAACACTAGACCAATGGTTGGTTGGTCTTGGAAAGCAAATGGTACTGGAGTATCTAATACATTAGGTGCTATAACATCTACAGTATCTGCTAATACAACAGCAGGGTTTAGTATTGTAACTTGGACTAAAAATGGTGGTTCTGGTGCTAGAACTATAGGTCATGGATTAGGAGGAGTACCTGAACTTGTATTTTTTAAAGAAGTAGATGACCCAAGTAATTGGTCAACCTATGTAGGTGTAACAGGCAATCCAGCACAAGATTATTGGTATTTAAATTTGTCTGTTGCACTTCCCTCTCCTGATTCAAACCAATGGTCTAATACAGCACCAACATCAACATTGTTTACATATAATCAAACTTATTCTTTTGGTAGTAACTCTAGTGCTAAAATGATAGGATATTTCTTTAGAAGTATAGAGGGATATAGTAAAATTGGTACATACACAGGTAATGGCTCTACTGATGGAACATTTATATACACAGGGTTTAGACCTGCATTTGTTATGATAAAAAGAATTGATTCAAGTGCAAATTGGTATATATATGATGCTACTCGTGGAACAACTAATGCTGTAATTCCATTTTTAAATCCAAACAATAGTGATGCAGAACAATTTTTTGGTGCTTATGATTTTCTTTCTAATGGATTTAAAAATAGACAAACTAATGTATTTTTTAATGATAATAACGGAAAATACTTTTACATGGCATTTGCCGAAAACCCTTTTAAAAACTCATTGGCTAGATAGGATAAATAATGTTTGGAATAAGTTCATTTTCAGAGTCTCCATATAGTTCTTTAGCAGGTAAAACATTAATTGGTGCTGCATCTATAGGTGCAACTGCTACTTTAACAGCAGATGGATTAAGAATTAGATTTGGTGATGCAAGTATTAGTGGTGTAGCAACTGTTACTTCATTAGCAGGTCTTATTGAAAATGCAACAGGTTCTATTACAGGTACTGCTACTGTTACTGCTAATGCTGTTTATGTAGCATTTGGTGAGGGTGATATTACTGGTCGTGCAACATTAACTGTTGCTCTATCAGGTTCTATTATTGATGCTGATGCAAGTATCAGTGGAGTAGCAACGCTAACTGCTGAAGGATTAAATATTGCATTAGGTGTAGCAAGTATTTCTGGAGTAGCTACAGTTCAAGCAATCGGTGGGTTTACTGCTGTAGGAACTGCAAGTGTAGAGGGAGTAGCAACATTAACAGCAGGAACTTCTATAACAAGACACGCTAATGCTTCTATTAGTGGTGCAGGAACAGTAGTAGCGTTAGGAACAATACTAGGTGAAGAATGGACAGATGTTCCAGTAGGAACTAATATATGGTTAAG